AAAAGTTTATCAAGACCAATTGTTGCCATAGGTTTTATTCCTCCATTTCATAATGATTGGCTACATCCACCACGTAGTGGTGATAGCCCGTTTCTGTTTCGTATCCGATATACTGTCTGGACGTGATTGTAAGATCTGCCGACAGTAGTTGTCGGATAATTTTATTTTTATCTGCGCCGTAATTTCCTTTTGCGTAAAGGGAAATTCGCGCCTCTTGTACGTCGTATCCAGGGACGTTATCCGCATCCAATGCAAAACTGTCCGTCATGGGTACGATTACGATATATTTATCCGGCGCTGGTTCAGTAAATACACCCGTTTCAATAGGAATGCCAATCTGCGCCAACGCGTTATTGATATCCGCAAGAATGCTCATATTTTTCTGACCTCCTCCTCAAATTTCCGCTTCATCGTTTCCTCGCACGCGCTCTTTGATGCGCTTTTCGCGGGCTTGAGGAAGGGCTTTGCTGGTTGACCATGCTTTCCGTATTCGATAATAGTTGCCAGCTTTGCATTGCTGCCGCCGTCACTACGCGGTTCGGAGAAGCCAATCTTGATATTGCTGTTGCCGTCGCGGTCTTGCAATACGCGGGAAACGCCCAGCGAGCGTTCCAGTTCTCCCGTCGAGCGACTGTCGTATGTGGTGCCACTGCCAATGACGCTGACGAGATTGCTTTTCACTTTATCCACAACCACCTCTGCGCCCGCCTCCAGCACACGTTCTGCAATTTCATCACTCTTTTTGCCGAGCTTGGAAAGTCTTTCTAAGAACTCCTCCGGCATCTGTATTTCTGCTTTAGCCACTGGTCGACACCACCTTTTTTGCGAGTAATTCTATATACATCCCGCGTCCTTTTACGTCCTCTACGGAAACAATCTCGTACCTGCCACCGCCGCAGACGATAACATGTTCGGTTGTAATGTTTAGCTCGGGAATGACGCGAAGTCTGAAAAGGTCGGTTGCTGTCGAAAATGCAGCGAGGTTTGCCCACCGCTGCGATCCGTGACGGCCTTCCCGATAAACGCGTACCGACGCTACCACCTCATCCACTACCGTTGAGAAGCCTTCTGCGTCCTTTTGTCGCTTGCAGAGAATAATATCTGCAAAACCGTTCATTTTTCCGAAGCTCATATCACACCTTCCACTCTCTATCCAGACGGAGCAGCATATTTACCGTATTCCACACCTGCTGCGATGCCTGCACATTATCCGCAAAGAAGCCGCCGGTCGAGCCGTCGCGCGATTCGTAAAAGTGCGACGCTAACATGATAACTGCTTGCTCGGTTGTCGGCGGCATTGCGTTTTTCGTGTATGTTCCCGCGGGTATATGCTGATAGCTTTCCGCGTAAGAAACGGCGGCGGTAATGTAGCCCTTCAGCAAAGCGTTGTCGGCCTCGTGTTCAAGAATTAGGTTTTGCCTCACCTTTGTAAGAAGTTCATCCATTACCGCTGCCTCCTATATTTTTAAGTAGCCGACTTCTTCATCTGAAGAATCTTAACCGCCTCAGGAATGATGAGCTTACCGTCTACGCGCTTGCTGGAAAGGAATCCGACCTGACCGGTAGCAGCGTAAAGCTCTGCAAGTCTCTTGAATGCCACACCTTCACGGTCACCAATCCAATAATGAGAAAGGTCACCGAAGGCGATTACCTTTGCATTTGCTGCGATGGTAGGCATTGCGGTCGAAGTGTAAATGGGTCTGCCGAGAAGCGTATCGGGCGCACCCTCACGAAGTCCGGGCTGCCACATATACTGACCGTTGTTATCCTTGAGCAAACGAATTGCAGCGATGGTATCGTCGTTAAGGTACCATACAGCGCGCTTGCGGTAAGGCGCTCTCAAGCTGTGATAGAGACGGATAATCTCATCAGCGGTAATCGCGGTAGCGGATGCTGCCGTTACGCCGACCTCACCACCATCGGTATCGTTAAGAATACCAGTGGGCTTGCCGTTGCCGTCGCCGTTGAAGAACGCCGCTTCCTCGGTATCTGCAAGAATTCTTGCAAACTCGGTAACGAAATAGCTCTCAAGGTCGAAAGCGGAATCGTTGAGGAGTTCCTCCGATACCTTGATAAGCGCGGTGAGCTTATGCGCATTGAGTTCCTTCTGACCGAAGGTTTCGCTGGTTTCGGTTGCTGCTGCGCCCTCTGCCGTCCACGTTGCAGTAGCACGACCACTGAGAACGGGAATTTTATGCGTACCGTGAGAGGTCGTGATGACATGCGCTAACTTACGGAAGTGAAGCGCATCCTCAAGTGCTTTGATGAGGTTCCTCTCAAAGGTATCGGGCACAAGGTAACCGCCATCGCTGTCGGGGCTGGTTGCAAGTGCGTTGCGAATTTCGGCTGAAGTACGATTGCGCATCTGGTTCCAGAACGCCTTCTTATAGTCGTCGCTTGCACGACCGGTCTTGGCGTTCTTCGCGGGATCTGCAACGGGCTTTTCGGTGATGGGCGTGTTTACGGGCATGGACATATCCTTATCCATCTGCTCAAGACGCTCCATGCGGGAAATCTCCTTACCGAGATTGGTGATATCGCTCTCCATACGTGCATAGGTTGCATCGTCTTCGGCGGAGAGCATGCCGTTTTCATTGCGGTGGGAATCAAGGAATGTCTTTGCTGCCTCCCACGCTTTTGCACGCTTGGTGCGAAGTTCGTTAATAGTCATTGTTTTATTCCTCCAAATTTTAATATTTCATGAGATTGAGTCTGTCCATGAGTTCATCCACGGAACGACCTTGGTTGGGTTCTTCTGTCTTCTGTGCGATTTTACACTTTGCTGCAATTTTTTCCATGAGAGAATTCTTCACAGCTGCACGGGAAAACTCCATGCTTACATTCGGGATTTCTACATCCTCTGTGGGTGTGCGCGTCATAATTTCATCAGCAAAGCCAAGTTCTACGGCTTTGTTTGCGTCCATCCACGTTTCTGCGTCCATGAGATGCGCAAGTCGCGCGCGGGAAAGTCCGGTCTTAATCTCGTAAGCGTTGATAATGGAATCTTTTACGCTTGCAAGCATTTCGATTGCTTTCTGCATCTCGCTGGTATCGCCCATCGCCACTGTCATGGGATTGTGAATCATAAGCATTGACACGGGCGACATAATGACCTTCGTGCCTGCCATCGCAATGACCGATGCCGCCGACGCTGCGATGCCGTCAATCTTGACGGTAACTTCGCCCTTGTAATCCATAAGCATGTTATAGATTTGCGCTGCTGCAACACAATCGCCGCCAGGGGAATTTATCCAGACGGTAATATCTCCGCTGCCCGACATCAGCTCCTCTTTGAAAAGCTGCGGCGTGATATCGTCATCAAACCAGCTTTCCTCTGCGATGGTGCCGTTTAGAAACAGAGTCCTGCTTTCCGGTGCCGTCTCCGTTGACGCCTGATTCGTCCACTTCCAAAATTTCTTCATCCTCGCTATCCTCCTTTCCGCTTTCGATAGGTGCTACATCAGCAAACGCGCCCGCATTTTTAAGCGGAAGCATATTGCCGTTGATAAGATAGAGGTCGCCACCTTCCTCCGCGGGTATTTTATCAAGGTTCTCCAGTTCGCGTATGTCATTTGCCGACATCCATCCGTTCTGTCTACCAATGGCGTAACCGTTCATACGGCTCTGGTAGTCGCCTCTGAGCAAGCCCTCCAAATTGAAGTGAATAAAATACTTTTTCTTTTCGTCCGCGGAAAGAAGCACGCGCGCAAGCGACTGCTCCCAGCGTATTACCCACGGATCCAACGTGTATTTTACAAATTCGAGTGATTGCTGCTCTATATTAGAAAAGCTCGACTTTTCAAGGTCGCCTACCATATGCGGTGGCACTCTGAAAATTCGAGCGATTTCATTGATTTGGAATTTCCTCGTTTCAAGGAATTGCGCCTGCTCAGGAGATATCCCGATAGGCGTATATTTCATACCTTCTTCCAAGACCGCAATCCTATGCGAGTTGCCGCTGCCACCATAAGTGGATTGCCAGCTCTCGCGCACGCGCTGCGGGTCTTTGATTGTGCCAGGGTGTTCGAGTACGCCGCCTGGCGCTGCGCCGTTTGCAAAAAACTTTGCACCGTATTCCTCGCAGGCAATTGCCATGCCGATTGCATTCTTTGCCATCGCTATCGGGCTGTATCCCACAAGCCCATCGAAGCCAAGCCCAGGTATGTGAAGCACGTCTGACGGATGCAGCTTAACGCATGTACCTTTTAGCGTGTCCGCTTCATCGCTTGAGTGCTGATATTCGTAATACAACTGCCCGCGTTCATCTCTGTCCACGCGCATCTTGTTTGGCATGAGCGGATATAACGCGATGACCTCGCCTTTGCCATTACGAATGATTTGCGCGTATGCGTTGCCCCAGAGCAAAAGATGCGTCATCAGTGTTTCTCTGAAAACAAAACTTGACATTTCGGGGTTCGGCTC